CCTTATCCATAGGAGGCTTGGGAGCGTGCAGAACACACAACCAAGCGCCACGGTGTTGTGTGCAAGGTTGGCGAACCTCACACACAAAGCAAACTTCGCGGCGTACCGTTAGATAAACCGGAAGGGACTGGGGCAGCTTTCGCTGCCCCAGCTTAGTCTTAGCCTTGGCGACGCGGGCCATTTTGCTTGGCCGCTTGAACCGGCTTAGGTGCTTCCTTCGCGCTGGCGAACGTCAGGCGAGCACGCGGCGCTTTTTGGCTACCGCCGGATGGGACGAACCCATCACAGAACGCCCAGAGCGAGGGGCGCTTAAACTTGACGTAAAAGCCGACATGCGTCGGCTTGTATTGTTGAATTTGCCAAAAAGCATAACTTTCGTTATACCCCTTAGAGTTCAACGTTTCCGCCGGAACCGCTTCGCGCGGGAAGCCGCTCTCTGACACAACATCAGAGAACAAAACGAAATAAGGCTCACGCACTGGCATGTTGCTATTAAGCAACGATGCCCAAAGCTTTTCCGCTTCATCCGCACCAAAGGTAAACTTCGGATCAGACTTGGCGTCCGCTTTGATTAGGATCAGGGAACCGGCTTCTTTGCCAGTGCCTTCGACCAGTTCCAATGAACCATAGGTAGCGAAATCCCATTTCATGGTATTAACTTTCTATTCATTGGCCACACCCTGCGCCTAGGCGTAGCCTTCAAAGAGCGCAAGCGCTTGGCGCGGGTTTGATGCGCTTGCCCCAGTATAGTCTCACACACTGGTTAATTTTTCATGAGCTTAAGTCCTTACTAGTTCGGAACGACCCCCCACACCCGGCCAGACCGACGGCCTCCCCCACAGATTGTGTACACCTCATAGAGCACGACCTAAAAATCCAATGTTTACACTACTGTACACTTAAAATTTCTCTTGACAAATCAAACAAATTACACTACTGTCCACTTCGCAGGGTTGAGTTGCAAAGCTCCGCCTCTGATCGTTTGGGAAGCCGGTCTCGGTGTAGGGGGGTTCAAACCCTTCGGCCCTGTAAAATTTCCCGGTAAAAATTAGGAGCTTCCATGACTAAAACAGATTACATTCGTGTGTGCCAAACCACGCTGCTCAATGCGGACACTAATTGCCTTACCCACCTCCAATTTTCTGAAGACGCTATGACTGATATAGCAACTCCAAAACAGCGTCTACTCTCCGGTCGTCACGGGGAGACCTATAGTTGTGCTACGTGTTTTGATAATCACAAGTTTGCTGATGCTTTGTTTGCAAAACAGCAAGATTTGTTTTGGAACAAGAAAGAACACCCGGAAGCGCCTATGTCATTTTTTAAACCAAATGGTGAGGATGAGTTCACGGTAAAGTCCGTGGTCCAAGATGGATATCTTAAGGTTGACCGCACCGACGATGGGATAACTGTTAGAGAATATCATCCACGCACTTATTTTAAAGCGGAGACCCAGTAATGGTAGTAACACCAACCGCGTATCTCGAGGCCCATCTCGAACCAATTTCCAAAAAGATCGACAGCTTCGGCGGGTACAATGTGCTCTGTGGTTTGATTGCTGCAGGCGGCGAACCCCACTTTTTCATCACAGGTAACGTTGCTCAACAGCCCACATTGGCCAAGGAAATTTACGAAGCCATGGCTGATAAGTTCCGGGAGCTGGCTAACAAGGGGAGCGACGCTCCGTCTTCGAGCTTGATTCTGCCATGAAGAAAATTTCAGATGAGTTAGCCAAGACATGGAAAGAGCTCTACGAAAAGGGCTATGGCCAGTACGATATGGTTGCATATGAATCTGCACATAATCGTAATACCTCGTGGAGAACTATACAACGTGAGTTAGTACGTTTAGGGACTAGAATACGCACGATGGCTGAAAATTATGCCTTACGTAAAGGGCGTAAACCAAATAACTATGGGTATCTGAGAAAACCATGAAAGAACTAACACCATGGCGTCCGCTTCAAAGAAGTTGGGACGATAAGTTTGCATTAGACTTCGCCATGACTCTTGAAGGGTCAGGTAGTAAGCCAGCGGAACTCCTTGCTGAATACGAATTCGAAGCGGCTGATCTAGAACGGTTCTCACAAGAGCCGTTGTTTGTGCAGCGCGTTGAGTATTTTCAGAATCAGCTTAAGGAACATGGTGCTTCTTTTCGCGTAAAAGCTAAGATGCAAGCTGAACTTTTGCTTGACAAGTCATGGGACATTATCCATAATCCAGAGGTGTCCCCGGCAGTGCAGGCAGACCTCATTAAATGGACTGCGCGTATGGGTGCCCTAGAGCCTAACAAGGACACGGGACCATCCGAAGGCGGAGTGAAAATTAATATTATTATGGGCAATGCTTCCTACGAAAGGCCATCAGATGAGTGAATTCGGTTATAAAGTTATTTACGAAGCTTCGTGCGGAGCTAAACGTTTTGCTGCGTATCATGACGAGGAGTTTCTAGAATTTCATGCAGCAGGTGAAGAAGGTAAAGATCGACTCTCAAGTCAGAGCTGTGCGCGGTGTCATGAGCACCACACAGATGATGAGTATCATACGATTGATGTGCAGCGTAGTGAGATTGGTCAAGATGAATACCATGATGCTTATCCGACTCGTGTTGACGAGTGGGCTAACCCAGAGGCTTTTTACTAATGCCAACTAAACCACCGACAGATAGAAACGGACTGCGTGGAACTACTCGGCGAGGCCAGGATGAACCCGGGCTAAATTTTGATGGACAGCGACGTAGCGATAATTTTGAGGATCGCGGTCGCGGGTCTCGTTTTGACATTAATATTGAAACGCGTCCTCGTCCACGAGTACGGCGACCGCCGGGAACAGTGGCTGGTACTGCAGCCGGACGACGAGGGAACCGTACTGCAGTAAGACTTCCAATTCCACCTGCGGAGTAAACATGGGTAAAGAACCTGATATTGATCAGGGCCATGGTGTCTTCGCTAGGCCCGGCAAAAAACAGAAACACCTTAAACCATACACAACTCTCTACGAAAGCAATAGACGTGACGTTGCTAAGACGTTGCGAAGGATTGCTAAAGAGGTGGAGAGTGGACAGTACGGTAATGTGCATGAGGCTGCTCTTGTGTTTGACACGGAGAAGCAGCCAGACTTTGTTGTGTTCGGGTTTGGGCCACAGGATGGCGGAGTCTATAGCACGATGGCCTTGCTTGAGTTGGGCATCGGTGAGCTCCGCGCTAACGTGTATCGAGCTAAAGAAATGAAAGCTGCGCTTAATGGACAAGATAAGTAAGTTTCTGCCTACGCAGATTAATACATTTAGATGCAGAAGTTGTAAAAGCAAAATTGAGCTTGAGTCTGTCCCGCATGTTCCATGTTTCCCATGTCAAGTGTGTGAAGCAGTTGCTTGGGTGATTTATGCGATCAACGGCAAACTCATTTATCCCAATAAGGACTGAAAATGCAGATTTGGTCTTCTGATGTAGTGTGCAAAGAACCCGTGGCTAATGGGTTTAGTTGTGGTGCCGTCAACAAAATAATTTTTAAACATGCAGGAAGCCTTACGGAAGTGCTTACTTGGGCTAAAGTACAGAATATGATCAATAAGTTTGGTAAGAAAGTCTGTCAGAAATGTATGTCAAAAAAGTGGCAAGTGACTAGTCTTACTCCTATTGCATACATATCCAGAGATAAAGCTAAGAGACTGTAATGGCTGATACAGAGATTACGTACGTGGTTTCTCCAACTGCGGAGAAGTTCCACGCATCAGACGCTAAAATGCGCGTCATCATGGGCCCTGTCGGTAGCGGCAAGTCCGTGGCCATGTGCTTTGAAGTGTTCATGCGCGCGCGTAATCAAGCACCAAGCCCTGATGGATTTCGGCGAACGCGCTTTGCGGTTGTCCGGGAAACTGTGCGGCAGCTAGCGGATACCACCATTAAGACGTGGCTCGACTGGTTCCCCGAGGGGAAGTGCGGGCACTTTATGCGTACGACAAAAACTTACTTTTTGGAAATGGGAGACATTCGTTGTGAAGTTATGTTCCGAGCTCTCGACGATGCTGACGATGTGGCGAACCTTAACTCGTTGGAACTTACAGGTGCTTGGTTCAACGAGTGCCGAGACATTGCCCCTGAAATTGTGGATGCTATGTCTAAACGCGTTGGACGTTTTCCGTCTAAGAAAGATGGGGGTCCAACTTGGCATGGAATGTGGGGAGACACAAACCCTCCGACTATCGACACTTGGTGGTATTACCAAATGGAAGGTCTCGATCCCAAGGACGGGGTCAGCCCATTTGATAATGGTTGGGTTGTCTTTAAGCAACCCAGCGGTCGTTCCCCTGATGCCGAAAATATTCAAAATCTTCCCGCTGGCTACTACGATACCCAAGGGCGAAGTGACGAGTATATTCGGACCTTTATCGACGGGCTTTACGGTCACTCTCTCGCTGGTACACCCGTCTATAAGTACTTCAAGCCAGATTATCACATTTCCAAGCAAGCCCTCCAGCCCGTTAGGGGTAGTACACGACCTTTGATTGTAGGTATGGACTTAGGTCTCACACCGGCTGCAGTCATTGGACAGATGGATTCACGCGGTCGGATGCTTGTGCTTGGCGAAGCCGTAGGCTTTGACATGGGTGTTCAACGGTTCATTAGGACAAAGCTAAAGCCACTGTTGAACGAAAAGTTCGCCGGGATAAAGGTACAGATTGTATGCGATCCGGCGGGTAAACAGAGACAACAAGGCGATGAAAAAAGTACGGTCAATCTTATTGAAGCGGAAGGTTTTTCGGTCATTCCCGCTTCTACCAACGCTATTGCTGCTCGTCTTAATGCAGTTGATGATTACCTTATGCGCAATACAGACGGCGATGCAGCATTCCTATTAGACCCT